TATAATCTACTCCATAATGTGTGGCTAAATCATTCATTTGCTCTGCAAATACTACTTTAATTACAGCTAAAGAATTAAGTCCTACTTTAATTAATTCCGCTTCTAAAGGCTTTACTTGGATTACTCTTTCGTTGCAGATTATATCTTTGAATAATTCTTTTAGGATTTCAAATACTTCGTTATCTTCAGTTCCAATAACTACTTTGTCCGGGTGGAATGTATCGTATTCTGCGTTTCTTTCGGTGAGAAATTCTGGAAGAAAGGCTATCTTTCTCTCTGGATATAGTTCTATGAATTCATCTGTAGTTCCCGGTATAACTGTAGTTCTAATTACAATAATCCCTTTTTGATTTGTTTTTGCTACTTCTTTAAATACTGATTTAATATTAGTCATCTCTTTGTCGGTATCATTAATACAAATAAATACAATATCAGCCTTGCTTATATCGTCAAAATAATTTTTATACATATCCGATTTTTTTATTGAATGCCCTTGTATTGTTAGCATTTTTGCAAAAGTACCACCTACTACTCCGCATCCTACTATTCCTATTTCCATTATTCCGGTTGCTCCTCTCTTAAAGCAAGAGGCAATACATATCCCTACATACTGCCTCCGGTTTTTTAATTATTATACCTATAATATTTTTAGGATGCTGGATTCGATTTGTCTATGTAAGCAACAATAACCGCATTCTCATCTTCATACCCTGCGTCTACTTCCAGGGTTAATATAAAGTCGGTTTGTCTTTTCTTTGCTTCCCTTTCCCGCTCTATAGTTACTTTATGGAATACTCCCCATGCATGATTATTCGGGAATCCCAGCATTGCCACATCACCCGGGCCTCCTGATATTTCGGTTTTAGCTCTCTCTAGCATAGGAACTCTTTCAACTGGATATCCCTTATAAGCCAATTTCTGGTTTGTAGTATATACACTATCTCCAAGAGAAGTTCCTCTGGTTTTCAATAAATCCCTATAAGCATTCTCCACCGTCCAATTGACCCAGAATCTCCAAGCTGAAGGATCGGTAAGGTATTCTTTAGGCATCCCGCCTAACATCGCATTGAACATGTTCTCCGGGTAGGTTGCTGCTGAAGGGTCGAAGTCCTCTGCACTTCCTCCGTAGACTGCATTCGCTGCCTGTTTTATCCATCCGTTGGATTTGCTCAAGACGTGATCCTGTGCGTAGCTAAAATCGGTATCTGCGAATAATGCAAATTCCTCCATATCTCTTCCTACTGCTTCTCCTAATAAATCTATTAAGGTTTCCTCGAAGTTTTCCTTTTCGATATTTCTCCTTAAGGCTTTATCCTGGATACTAACAATAGCCTGGAATTCATGAACGGTTAATTTATTTATTGCAGTAACTGGTTTCGCATAATCGCTTTCCGCTAATGTACGATGAGCACCAGAAGCATCTTCACCAGAATCCAGTACTCTCCCGGTAAAAGATATTCTGTCTATATGTGCGATTTGTGATTCCATAGGCATATATCTGGCTACAGGTAATATTCTAGTACTTTCCTGCATCTTTCTGATAAATCTTGTTAGTTTTGTTGGCTGCAATACTGCCTCTCCTAGTGCATCTACATCCACTATCCCGCCTTTTAAGGCTCTATCGATTAATTTCAACATTTCATCTTGACTTAACATTTCTTTACTTCATCTCCTTTCATTTTTAATTTTAATTATTCCTTATCCTTACTCTTAACTGCTCTCCCCATACTATCCCGACCTAATTCCTTCAAATGGTCTTTTGTGGTATACCGTTTTTCCGGTTCTCCATCTTCCTGACCTTTCTCTGCTTTAGATAAGCCTTTTTTAGCCTTTTGAAGTTTTTCCAGGGTTTCTTTTAGAGTAAGATTTTCGGCTTTTAATGCGTCCTTTTCCTCGGTATCATCTTCCTTTTCTTCTTCCTCTGGTTCTTCTTTTTTCTCTGCTTTCCCCTCATCATTCTCTTCTTTCTTTTCCCCTTTGGCTGCTTCGTCCTCTTTGTCCTTTTCCGGAAGTAATGATTTAAGGGTTTCATGAATAGGTGTCAATTTTTCATCCAACTTTTTCTCAATTAATTTTTCTACGTCTTTCTCTTCCATTTCTATTTCATCTCCTTTCTTTTTTTTATCTTTTAGATATTTTGGTTTCCGTTCTTTATCCGCTTTGTCTATTAACTTCTGCAGGGCATCGAGTGCACTCTTTAGCTTGGTAAAGGTATCGTCTGATATACTCCTACCCGCCTTATTTGCCTCTCTGGTTAAAGTATTGATATTTTCTATTATCTGGTTCAGGTCATCTTTTTTGAAAAGTTTCATAATCTTATCCCATACACTTTCTCCTGTTTCATTAAATTTGTTTACCAAATCAGGATCTCCTTCTGGAAGTTTCCTTTTCTCTTTTGCCTTGATAGCGAAGAATTTAGCTTTCGGTACGCATGGCTCATCTACTAAACTTACAAAAGGAACTATCCAATCTTTCCCCAGGTCCCGAATTAATACTCTCTTCATAGCTTGGTTAATTGCTTTGTCTACCCTCTCCCCTTTTGTTACATCGTTCATGATACTCTTTAAAACATTGCTTTGTATTCCCATTATGCTAAACCCGGTTAATTCTCCGCTTTCTACCTTTTTCCATGCTGTATCATTTACTACTTTTGCAGCTAATACCCAAGTCCCTTTTGGTAGAAGTACCTTTTCTCCATACGCTTCAACTTCCCAATCCATTGGTAATATAAAAGTCTCTACCGGTTTAGCTACATTATTCAGGCCATGCATATAATCGATATTACCGTATTCTTCCATCCATTTATGAGCAACGTTTTCTATCTCTTCCGCTGTTAGGATCTTCTCTCCTATGTCCGCATCAAGATCCGGTTCACCTGGTACTAAAACTGCAGCGTAGACTATTCTCTGTTTTTCTTTCTTTTTAAAAATTGGCCCAGTTAATTCCGTACCTTCTGTCTTTTTTTCATCTGGCCATTCTTTATTACTATTATAATATAGGTAAACTTTTAAAGCCTGGTTCATTCCCTTTTCGGTAATATTTGTTTTAGCTTCTTCAAGAAGGCATTTTAAAATGTAGGCTATTTCTACTTCCTTCGGATCTCCAGATTTTATTTCACCGTCAACTATAGCATATTCTATTTCATAGTGTTTTTCGGTGGAATAATCTTTTAGGATAACAGCATCCGGGAAGGTGTAAATAATGTATGATTCTTTGTAGTCTTTTTCAAAGTGGATTCTTAATTTTTCTCTTAATTGCTCATATGATCCTTCTGTACCTCTAGTCTTTAATGGCATATTCTCATCTCCTTTCATCTTTATTTTATATTCCTTCCCAATAAAAAAGCAGAGCAACCTTTCCGAGTGGTTCTGGCTCTCGAAGGTGCTCTGCTGTTATCAGGAGGTAATTAAGGAATGTAATTGACTATTTTATTTTAATACTATTTTACCAATATTAATTTTTTCTGTCAAGGGTCGTTTCGGCATTTCCCATAAAGTCTTGTGTTTCTTCCTTCCGCAAACTATCTCTATGTATTGCTCATCAATGACTTTAAACAATAAATCTCCACATTGTTTACATCTTATTTCTCGTATTTTTCTCATGATCCCTCCTTTATGTTACTCTGATTAAATCACTCTCATAAAAATAATCCATTGCCGGAGCTATAAATCCTTCCGGCATTAAATAAGGTACTAAAGTACATCTGCAGTTTATCCATTCCGCTATTGGGCCTGTCCTATCACCTGGTCTGGTCAGGCCATTACTAAACTTTCCTCCTACTCTGGATATCTGGCCATCCAAATAAACATGATCTGCTATGTCTTCCGGGTCTGTACCTCGTACTCTTTCATCTCCGGCTGTTCTCCACATATCATATTGGATTCCGAGCTCGAGCATGGTAGCTTCCGCTCCTCTGTTTTGAGCTCCATTAATTTCTGTTCTGGCCACTCTCTCTAATTCGTAACCTTGCATATTATCGAATACGCTATTTAATTCCCCGGCTGCTTTGTCTATTCCATAACCGGCCTCGTAACTCCCTTTTAGATTATCCATGACATTTCCAGTCATCCTGTCTATTGTCTGCTCCGAAGCTATAAAGGTTTGCTTCCTTAAAAGTTCGGATATTGCTTCACTAAATTCATCAAAGTCCAAACCTGTAGGTATTGCAGGAATCGTTATTTTAGGCTTTTTTGGTTTCTTAACCTTTAAACTGCCATTCAAAATAAACTTCATATTATCCTGAATACTCTTGCCAAGCCCTTGTTTTTTAAGTTCATTAACAGTCCTGGTCATGCCTACTCTTATTGCTTCCCGGGTATTCTCCATGACGATATTATTATATTCTTCTTTGGCTTCTGTCAAAGGTAAAAGTAATGCTTTAAGCTCTATATCCGAGGATGGTATCCGGTCCAGCTTTTTTAATTGCTCCAGGATCTCTTTATTTTTTTGTCTTATTAGTGCTCTTAACTTCTGATATAGTTTATTTTCTTCCTTTA